TGCTCCATCAATATCCACGGCATCTAGGTTTGATGTTCCGTCTATGTCCATGTTGCCAGATATATCCAGTTCCGTGGCGATTACCTTATCATTAAAGGTTGCCGCTCCGGCGTCGGACATGTCAAGTTTTAATGCCGTTATTGCATTTCCACCGTCATTGCCCTTGAACAACTGGTCTAAATCTTGACTTTCATTAACAAACGACATTTCTCCGCTATTGCTTTCAATGTAAAAATGAAGAGTCGTGTTGGTTAAAAACTTCCAAGTGTTGCCCGTCGCATCCAAATGAATATCATCACCGGCAACAATGCTTAAATCACTTCCATTACTGCTTATGTATTCCCCACCTTTATCATAAAAATACAGCTTTTTCGTGCTGTCCATGACAACGTCATCGGAAAACTTGAAATGATCCTCGTCCTCCATCCATGTGATGACACCATCGGAATCCGCACCATCAAACGTCAGCGTATAGTCAACGCCCGCGGATCCTGAGCCAATTGTTAAATTATCACTTGTATCTAAACTAGCAACCTTACTTGCCGGCAAGGTACAAAATACATCCTTCGTGCCAGCACTAAAATCAACAGCAGAATCACTGTTTGAACTAGCAAGTACAGTTGTTCTTGCGAGTGTGTCCGTAGACGAATCAGTTATAGTTCCAAGACCGGTTTCCCATTCCGCTTCATCACGGTTAACGATGGCGTAGTACGTCGTATTGCCATCCCCGATTCCCGCAACGAATGTCTGGAATCCGGAGACGGCTCCGCTCAGATTAAGCGTGCCTGTTCCGGTCGTTGTCGATGTCTCCTTTACTCTGTCGTCTAATACGAGAGCCATGTATTATCTCCTATGCCAGTCGTAGAATAGCGTTACTTGCGTCTGCCGCCGGGAATTGAATTGTAAACGTTCCGCTTGTTGACGTCTTGTCGCCACCAAAGTCCAACACGCAAACCGCCTTGTTGGAATTAGTACTATTATAAACTAATGCTCCACGCGCCGTGATCGTCGCTGACGTGAATGATATGTCAGTAAAGTCACAAATAGCAGTCGTTCCTGAAGTGGTTGGTGTCGCGCTTGTCAGTGACCCGCCTCCGGCCGAATAAGTTCCTGAATCAGAAACTTCATTTGTACTGGAATAAGCGGTCGTTGCAGCGCTCAAAGTGGCTGAACTTGAATACAATGCAATTTTAAAAGTGTCTGCTCCATTAGTAAAATCATGTCCTTCGACAAGAATCTCCTGCTTGAAACTAGTACAGACAGCTTGGGTTATTGCCATTTTTATCCTCCTTATGGATTATGTGATTGCAGAGGCAATCTTAACGCCCCGTGCATATATTCATCTCTTCGATGTCTTCCCTGTTGTTCTGCCGCCAACTCCTGAAGAGCTCGTTGATATGATTGTTCGTATAATTGCAGCATTTCTGCTGGTCCCTTCAAGAATTTGAAGGCTTCTGCAAGACATCCGTAAAGCAATGCCTGCGGGGCATTGTTTCCCAACCATGTGGTTGTATTGGAACTCGACAGTCTTGTTGGTAGTCTGGTAATTCCTACTTCTACGTTATATGCTGCATCGGGCGTCGGCGCAACATATAATGAATTATGATCCCACCAGGCCCAATACTTCGGCGTTCCCGTCGACGTCCTGACCGGCCAGTATTCATTCATAAAACTGATATCCCGTTGCTCCAGAAACGTCCTTGTTGCCGTCCCTGAAGCGGGATAAACATGGACATGTCTAATTGTACCCAGTGATGTTGGTGAAGGAGAAGTTCCTCCCGGTAATGACAGGAACGGACTGCTAGCTATAAAAGCGGCATATTGATGTGATTTAAAAACATCCAAATCAACTTCCCTAAATATTCTATTTTCCACATGTTCAATAAAATCATTGGTTCGCGTGGCTGTCAGTACATCCGTGCTGACTTCCGTGTAATCCAATATTTGCTGTGTTAACTCCGCGTATGTCGTCATGACGTGCTCACCGTTACTGAATTAACCTTCATTGTCACTAATACGGGATTTTGTGTCTGTGGGGACATTGTATCATTCTGATCAAAAAACGTCCTGCTTCCAACAGTAACAACAACAGGCTCTTTTCGGGCAGGTCGTGCGTTCTCCAATGATTCCCCGTCCGCCTTGTGAGTGGATGGATTTTCCTGTGGATGCTTAGCCTCAAATTCTGATTTATGAACCAAGGACCCATTCCATTCTTTTTTCATCTCCTTGTAAGGAAATGCCAATCCACTCCTGTCGGATATGGCTTTTGAATGTTTTCCACTTGCATTAGGCATTACATAACTCCTATCTTAGGCACCAGATTAACGCTTGTTCTCGTACTGTCTTCCGCCGCAGCTCGTTGCCATTCGTCCTCATAAGAAGCTTTCAGTAATTGAATTCTATCGGGAGCTTTCTTCATCGCCAAATAATAAGCGAGACCCGCTGTCAGACTTGGCAGGAATCTGAAAGGAACTTCCGCATTATTGGTATAGTCTCCCGCGTCCTGCAATCTTGTCAAGGCATAATACTTGAATGTATCAGCGGCATTGGGTGTAGGGTAAAGATAAAGTTTCGGGGTTATGGATCTTTCAAGAAAGAACTGTGTTGGCGTCGCTTCCGTTGTCTTTTTGGATATGTGCAAGTACTCCGCCCTGCTCAGTCGATCAAGTTGCTTGTCAACAGTCGTATCGGATGCTTCATACAGGACCGCGGACATGATATCAACTAGATCCGTATCAAGGTCATAGCTCGTTGTACTGGCTGTCAGAGTCTGTGTTCGCTGTTCAATTGTCCAGAGATTCAACCCTCTGTTCGCCCATTCCGCGAATAAAAGGTTCATGGATCGTCGAGCCATTTTTAAGTCAAAGCCTGAGCGTACGGAAAGACCGCATCGCTCGTATGCTTCCTCTATGACCTCTTCGATCGTCAGGTCAAATGTTGTAGTGCCTGAAAGAGCCATTTAAACTCCTTAGTAAGATTTTCGTAGTTCTAAGATAATCGTATAATGATCATTAGACGTATGATGTAATGTTGTTAAATCAATATCACCATCAATTCCACTGCCGGCATTATTTTTAATGCCACCAAAAGATCTAAAATCAAGATGTCCTACAGTTGGTTCTAAAGCCACGCCACCACCTAACATGATTGCCTTAACATTAGAAGAAGCATTCCATTCTAGATCAACACGCATTCCAGAAATAGAGTACCAAATTTGTTGAATATGAACTCGTGCGCAATCTGTACCATCTGCTTTTGAAGTTAAATCTGATACATTAACTTTTTCAACTGAAGCTTCTCCGGAACCATCCGATATGTTTGTGAATTTCATGACAGCGATTCTATCGCCGTCAGATAAAGTTTGACTTGTTACGGCATCTGCCATTTTTTCCTCCTATTGGAGAGAGGGGACTTTCGTCCCCGCTCCATTAAAGTTTATTTTATTCGTATAGCAATCTACTTATCGCCATATAGTTAACATCTAAAGCTGCTGCTGCACCATCGCCTGCTTCAATTCCAACACATGGAATCAAATCAATGTCGTTGGTCATAGCCGCTGACTTTTGAATATTATTATCAATAGTCGCCTGGGTTGTACCAGTAACTGTAGTTGTTCCTCCATCAAATGTAGTTCCAGCAGTATCAGCTAAACCATATGGTCTTCCATTTACAAAGATTGACATTTTTCTGTCGCTATCAAATTTAATTTTCAAGTGATAGTTTGTACTTGCCGCTACTGTGATACCTGTATTAGTCGTGTAATCAGCGCCCGCTATGGAATATATGAAGTACAACGGTGTATAAGTTGACAATAATTGTCCATTAGTTGCATCAGTCGCAAAATAAAAATAAGCCTGATTGGCATCCGTTTCAGGAAGCTGGTCACTAGTCAGTTTCAATCCTGCCCAGATTTTCTGGTTGTCGATTGCAGAACTTGTTCTAATTGAAGTTTCCCAGTGCACTTGGTTTTCAGTACCCCAATTTACACCAGACCAAGCTGATTGCTCCTGCTTGGTTCCGGCAGTATCCAAAGTTGGAACAAGAATTCCCTGATCCGCGTCTGCTCCTGCGGTTGTCATTGTAATACCTGCAACCGTAGTAGGGAAAGTACATAACGCTGAAGTCATGTTAGTTCCTAACACTTCAAAATCTATATTACCTGCTCTTGCCACTTCTACAGTATATACTGCATCAAGATCAGCGTTTAGAATTGGTCGTTGTTTAAAATACTCCTCTAAGTAGTATCTTCTTGTGTCTTTGATCCCTAGATCATGAACGGTTCTATCTGCATCCACACCTGTAGAATCAGTTATGTTGTAGATTTTAAAACCCTCTTTTGATCTAACGGGACCAGTAAAGCTTGTTTTAGCCATTTTAAATTCCTCGTAGTTAAATCATACCGTCGCTTCTACGATCGTCTGCTAGGACAGTCGGCACAATTGGTTAATCCTAGATTGCATCATGGGGCGTAAACGCCCCATGAATATGAATTAAGCTCCTGGTGAACCAAAGATACCGCGAGGGTCAGACCAGCCGAAGCTGTATCTTTCTCTTGCTTTGTATCTAACGTTACCAGTATCAAAGTCACCTTCCATCGCAGTTTTAATCGGTGTACGATTAAAATGCTTTAGACCATTCGGTGCGTCAGTTTTAAGAAACCAAGCATCAGTATCAGTTAGATAATGATTAACTTCGTAACCTCCGGAAACCATTCCTGAAGATCTTATCGCGTTAATGTCATTATCTGCTGTGCCTACTCTTTGCTCAGTTTTCATAAGTCTTTCTGCAACAAATTGAAGATTGACTGGGATAATCATCTTTGACGCTTTCACCGCTATTTTTAACCCACGATTGTCAATTAGACCAGCAATGTCAATCAATGCTTGTTCTAATGATGTTTCGTTCAAGTCGGCTGCTGTTGACAGTTCGTTTTTATAGTTGCCACCACTTACAGTTAAGTGAGCAGTAGAACATAATTCGAGACCGTCACCGCCAGTATAAGAAGAGTTGAATGCTCTGTTAAGAACATTTGCACCCTTAATTTCCTTAGCGTTAGCCATTGAACGTGCCAATGCTTTAGTGTAGCGAGAGCTGAGTCTGTCGTAAAGGTTATCCTCTACAGCTTCTTCAGTAATCGCAAAAGCCAAAGCGATTGTTTCGTGAGCGTAGCGACTAGTGTGGGCTTCAGTTGCGTCATCGTATTGGATGCCCGCTCCCTCAGCTTTCACTGGTGCGTTTCCAAAGCCTGAAAGTTCAACTTCTTCTTCGAAAGCTCTATCAGAACTTTCTGAATCGAAGATTCCCTTCCATTCCTGATCATACCGTGCATATTCGAGACCGAACAATGCATTCAATCCAGGTTCGAGCTCTTTAACGAGTTGCGAACGTGATATAGCCATTATTTAGCCTCCTATATTCCAGCAACGTTATCATAATAAAGTCCTTCGTTAACTCTAACGAGGAAATTACCATTAGCACTTGCTGTGTCACTGTTATCAGGGTCTTTGGACAATTCGACAATTCTAAAGTTCGCCGCCGCCGCAGTAATAGTGTCAGAATCTAGTTCCTGTTTGGAACGACCTGTCTTGGTACTACCGCTGTGGGTTGAAACGAAGTCAGCATTTGATCCTCTATTAGCGGGCC